CTATATACTGAAATCCAGCCATTGAAGCGACAGGCTCTGGCAAATCTTCGCCACCAACCCCAGTAACTACATGCCTTCCAGTTGGATCTCCCACAATACTCATAAGAGTTTTGCCTTTAAGATCGCCTATTGTAATTTGCTCTGGAGGAACTGTTTCGTCAGATAAAAAACCTTCGCTCTGGTGTTCACGCAAAAGCCTTGGTTGCAAACTTCCAACGCTAGTCGTGGCTCCAGCTTCTGGAATAAAGGATAAACCACTCACTTCTCTAGCTGATGGTATGTCAGTAATCTGATCAGCTATCTGTGCGCCATCTCTGTTGTAATTTAATACATTCTTTAATACGCCAAACGAATCGCTCAAGGTATCGATAACTTGAGTTCCTACACCTTTGGCTATCGTTTGAAACAAACCCATTACGCTTTGGCCTTCTTCTTTTTATCATATCCTGAAGCATAAGCAGCTCGCCCTTGGCGCTCCGCTTCGGCTTTGGTTTTATAAACCTTGCCTTTCTTTCCCCAGCGATAGCCGTTTTTGACTTTCATTACAGGCATTAGTAACCACCAAGGATCTCATTCATCATTTCATGCACATTACCATCGCCAAGACGCATGACTTTTACTTTAACGCCATCCTCTGGCATCATCATTTTATCATGGCCGCAATCGCAATCTCCATCGTCGTGATCGCAATCGCAATCTTCTTCATACTCTTCTTCATGCATACCGTACTGAACTTGGTGGCATAGCATTAAAAAGTTTACGAGCTGTTCATCAGTCATTTCCAAACCATCAGCGTCATGGGGAAAGCCCATTTTTTCCATGAAGAGTTCAGAATTTTCCTCCATGTTTGCTACATTTACTTCAGCCATAATAGCCTCCTATCTCATTGGACGCGCCATTGGGCGCGGCGATGTCATTGGCGCAGCACTTTGCATTTGCTCCTGCATAGCTTGCTGGCTCATGTTGTACATCTGCTCTTGCTCTTCGCGCAGACGTTTAAAATACGCTTCTTCTTCTGCCATACGCTTTTGTGCGTCTGTCATGCCAGTATTTGCTGTCGCTGGGGGTGATGTTGGAGATGGCATTGCGCCCATTGCACCTTCCATTGGCATTGCACCAACAACGCTTTGGAACATTTCACGTTCTTTATCAGACAAAACACCGCCGTTCTGAATGCGCTGACCAATCATCATTAGCTGATTGGCTGACTGTTCATCCATGTCTCCCGGTGTGACAAGTTCCAAAAACTTCATCACCAGTTGATAATCTGGATTTTCTTTAACTTCTGGCATTTTGAACTCCTGTTATATATCTCTTTTGACCTGTATACTTAAACTGCGACAGGATTTCCATCTTTATCATAGCTAGTGACTTCGCCTGTGCGTAAGTTGGTGGTCGTGTAACCTGTTTGGTACTGCTCTTCGCCAATTTTCATTTGCGTAGGATCGCCCACAACAGCAGTTCCTATAAACTCTTTTGGATCTAAATATCTGCCGTCTGGGGTGACATAAAACTCAGATCCATCAGACAATACAACACGCCTTACAAGCTCATCTATAACCTGACCGCTCATATACCTACGCATATATTCTGGCAAACCATATCCCATGCCGCTTTTTCTGCGTCTGTTGAAGTCATCAACTAAATCTCTAACTGCGAATTGATTGTCTACGCGATAGCTATCAACTGGATCTATGACTTCTGGTTCGAAATCGTCACCATCGCCGTCACCTGTACCTGTACCTAATCCTTCGCCTTCACCGCTTCCTTCACCATCGCCAACGCCAGATCCAGATCCTTCTCCATCTCCTGAACCATCTTCTCCAGTGCCTGTACCAGTTCCATCAATCGATTCTTCACCATCTTCGCCTTCTCCATCTCCTGTAAGATAATCAATCGCGTCATCAACAGCAGTCTCACCTGTAAAAACAACGCCAGTTTCTGTTGATCCCGGCCCTATTATTTCGATGTTACCCTCTGGCGTAATAATTGCTGCGCTTCCAGCGTTGTCACCGCTGGTTGCATAGCCTACTGTGTTGCCGCCTTCAGTTAAATCTAAACCTTGAAAGTTTGAATCTGTAAGGTCAGTGTAATCTTGATTTAACAACCCGCCAACATTCAGCCCAGCTTCGTCATAACCGCCAACAACACTGCTGTCTGTTTCGTTGTTTGTTAATTTTTCGTAATCTTCAGTCGAAATAAGCTCGACGTTTAAAGGTGTTGTTTCAGTTTCTGGAGGCAGAAGATTTGCTGGGTTGTCAGTCAGTTCAACACCATACAAAGGATCGTCACCAACGCCTCTGACGCCAATTAAATCTGCACCAAAATTAATTAAAGTGGTGGCAACATTTGAGTTATCACCGCTTGTGGTGCTGATCGTTTGGAGTAAATCCTCCATGTCATCGCTAGGAAGCAATGCCAAATCTTTCTTTGCCCCATCTGGCAGCGCCATAAATGCACTTTCACTTGTTGGAACTGGCACACCGTAATTGGCTAAAAACGTAGATTCAAACGTATCTTGGCCGGGAACATATGTTGATTCATCTATTGTGACTTGAAGTGGCGCAGTTTCGGGGTAGCCATCAACGTAAGTTACGCCCTCATATTGACCAGTAAAATTAACACCATTGCCAGTAACTAATGGCTCTGATGGATCAGTTAAGTCAAAAGATAAATCATCGCGGCTATCGCCTGATGTTAGAGAATAGTCTGTATCGTCTTCTTGATTGTAAAACTGCTCAACAGCATCGTCCATCATAAATTCGGTAGAAGAATCAGTTGTGGTAACTGGGATATTCGTCAACGCGCCATCAAGATCGTCGTAGCCTGTCGCGGGTGTGACAACCCCAGCTCCATTGCTTGTTGGTGATATTATCTGATCGCCTCTTGGGTCAAACTCATCTGGGTCTGGAACCAAACCTACAAATTGACCAGCTTCATCTACATAGTATTGCGTTCCACTATCTAGGGAACGTATTTCCAAGCCTCCAGAAGTAAATGTAGGCGTAGTTGTCACAACAGGATCGTCATCTGGCTCGCTGCCTATGCCGCCCAATCCAACGCCGTCAGCATATGTATCGCTTCCAGATCCTGCGCCAGATAAGTCTAGTGTTTGTCCAATTCCAATTTGATCAGGATTAGTGATGTCTGGATTTGCGTCCATTATTTCAGCAACAGACATATTATTGTCTTCTGCGATCTGAGAAAGGGTATTGCCAGAAGTGACTGTGACGGTGTTGTCATCATTATTGCTGTCATTTGCAAATGTTCCTGCAATGACATTGCCAGTCGAAGATGTATCTCCAGCAGATATTGAAGATCCAGTGTTATCATCAACTAACTGGCCACCCACATAAGAAGCGCCATCTGAGGGTGTAAAGATATTAGCTAAAGTTTGGCTAAATGTATTACTAGGGGGATCATCATCTTTACTAGAAGTATCTGCTGTGGTTGAGCCGCCACCGAAAACATCACTCCAACTCCAAAAAGCTGGCACACCGCCCGGTCCTGCCACTGGAGGCAGACCGCCCCTCATCTTCTGCAACATCGCCTCTTCTTGGGGGTTGATGTAAGACAGCATATGAGGCTGACCCATGATCTCAGTTTGCCTTGGGATGTTATCAAAAGCAGCCATTGGAACTTCCTTTGGCCCATCTTTCGATTTAAAATCCCAAGCAGCTAAAGACTTAGTGCCTTTTTGCTTTAATCTATCCGCATTTCGCTGGTTTGGCATTTAATTTATCCCAAATTATCCACTGGATTGCCTGCTGCATCAAAGTATATCGGCATTCCATCTGGTCCTGTTTCACTGTATCCTTGCAAATACTGCTCATCTGGGCCTTCAACAGTCAATGCCGCAACATCTTGCGCTGTATTCTCAAATTGCTCTGGGCTTAAAATACGGCCATCTGGCGTCCGATATGCAGTTGTGCCATCTTGCAAAGTGATTTTTTGAGCTATTACATCAAAGTTTTCACCGCTCATAAACTGACGCATGTAAGCTGGCATAAACCTAGAGCCACCGCCACCGCGTGAAAATCGATCATAATCTTCGGACGTTCCGCGCATACCATAAATGTTATTACGCCTTGCATCTTCGTCGCCATAATCCACACCAGCAGTCGAAACCATAACATCATCCGCTGTTTGTGGACCTGTAGGATACGGCACAGATGTATCTGCAACAGCCATGTTTACCGCCGCATTAATTGCATCTTGTCCAGAAAGACCACCAACAACACTGTCCATATCGCTGTTAAGTGAGCTTTCTGGCCGACCACCGTAACCAAATTTACCAGTCGAATCTCTTAAACCAGTGTACAACATTCCTACTGGTGTGTAATTCGCAAGCGCCCCAGCTACTCCAGTTGGCTCCAACCCAGAACCCAATGGCGTTGCACCTGAAGCATTTGAAATATTAGAAACCATATTATCAGTAAGATTTCCGCTGGCCGTAGCTTCTGCCGCTGTAACATAGCCATCGCCATTTAAATCTGCATTTATACCGCCACCGATTGCAAAAACTTCACCGCCAAAGTTTTTACCACCGCCATCAATCATATCTTGAGCAGCCGTAACTACTGTGCCGTCAGCTCTGGTATATCCCCACTTATCATCTGTTTGGGTTTCGTTATATGAACCTTTGTTTGGGTTTTCGACCAAGGCAGGCAAGCTACTCGTAAAACTCTCTGGAATATCCCTGCCATCATTTGATTCAGTATTGGCCGATCCTGAAATAACATTGCCAGAATACGTTGTGCCACCAGCTTCTATGCGTTCTCCAGTGCGATCATCAACAAGCTGACCATTTACATAAGATGCGCCATCGTTTGGCGTAAAGATATTTGCCAGCGTTTCTGTAAAGCTGTTGCCGCTATCGTTGTCATCGCTGCTGCTATCGTTGCTACTACCGCCACCGCCAAAACACATTATGCCATCCTCGCTTGCTGATTTGGAACAGGCTGCTGTGGTGCAGGCTGCGCCCTTACGTTCATTTGAGGCTGTGGCATTGCATCTGCAATTGCTGACAACCCACCTAAATCCCCAGCGCCCATTCGCTTGCGGATCTCTTCGACCTTATTCAAAAGGTATTTATTCATGTCCATAGGGGGCTGACCTTGTGGCCCCCCCTGCATGGGAGGAGGCATAGGAGGGCCACCTCTTGGACCCTGTTGCGCTGGTAACCCGCCAAACGCAGCAGGATTTATTGGAGGAAGTCTATACTGTGGGGGGTACATTATTTTTCATGGCCTCCATCTGTATCTTAGCTGCGTTCTTTTCTCTCTCAAGCTGCAACTCTGCCTCCAACTTTGTAATCTTGGCCTGCATATCGGCTTGCGCCTTGGCCATTTCGATCTCCATATCCTGCCGCGCTTCGGCTTGCTTGATCTGAATGTTCGATTGCGCCTTTGCCTGATCCGCTTCGATCTGCGCTTGCGTTCTCGCTTTCAGAGCTTCTGTCTCCAGCTTGGCCAATTCCTGTGCGTATTGCAAAGGATTTCCCTGCTGTCCACCCTTTTGACCCATGCCGCGCAATGCTTCGATCTGCTTCATCTGAGGTGATGCCGCCACAACTTGCGCTGCGCGTTGGCTGATTAAGCGATCTTGCTCTGGATCTACATTGTTGAACTTGACCTTCATCTCCTTGAAATCTGGCAGTGGCGGCATTGGTATGTTGATGCCTGCTTCCATGCGCTGACGGTAAAGCAGCGCAATATGCTCTGCAATGTGAGCAATCAAAATAGGCTGCATTTGTTTCGCACCCGGATTGCCAGCCAATGATGGATCTTGAAGGAACTGCATGTGAACCGCAATGTGCGCCTCATGGTCTTGCTCTGGGAAGGCGCGGATTGGCTTGCCTTACATCACGCTCATGTTCTCATCGATTGGGTCCATCTGAACCGCCTCTTCAGGCTTCTTCAGGATCTCATCAATATTCGGAATCCGAATGGCTTCGTACATCCGCTTGTATGCTTCGTACAAATCATGGAGCTGTGGAGCTGATCGCGCCATTTCCAAAACAGCTTGAGCCTGTGCAATGCGCTGGGCTGTTGAGAAAATGTTTGGATCGCTAACTGGTACGATGTCAATGCGATCATCAAAGTCAGAGCGATAGATAATATCAGCAGCGCCAGCTTGTGCAAAGCTGAACTCATCAGGCAAATTCTCTGCGTTCAAGTTGGCAAGTAGCTTAAACTCTTGGCCTTGTGCGTAATGCAGCCGTTTATGGATTGCGCTAAACGCCTTTGATCCCTGCTCAATCAGAGCAACTGTTGATCCAACTGGAGCGTTTGGGTTCACGTCACCAACATTAAGATCCGCTGTGCTGGCAAAACGCTGCCCAGCTTCCACAATGTAACCTAGCAAACTAAACAGGGAGCTGCTTGGTTCCTTGAATGGCAATGGCATGATTGCCTTGTTTACGTCATCAACTGTGCTGTCGAGATCCACAAACTCACCGGGGCTGATTTGCATATCGCCGCCATTAACGCGGCCACGCAGCTTGAAGCCACCTTGCATGTTGGCGAATGCTGCACTGTCGAGCAGAGCGCGAAGTGATCCAGTCGCTGCTTTGCCCAAGCCGCCGATCATGTGGTACAGGCCAAAGCCATAAAAGCCCAAACCGGGTAGGAACTTGTAGCTCACAAACCAGTCACGGCGTTTTTTGGATTCGTCATCTTGCTTCCAGTTGCGTCGAATACTGACAACGCGCTGGTTTTCATAATCGATTGTGATGACATATGGGATTGCAACAGCGTTTTCGTCTGCCTCATCGCTGTCCATTTCTTGACCATCGATGCCTTCAAACAGATCATAGACGTGCATTTCGAGCAGCGTCATTACATCGTCTTGGCTATTATCGCTGTATTCATCAACGCCTTCGATCTCTCCGATCACGTCATCAACAGGATCTATGCCTTCGCCAATGTATCTTGTCGGGAGGTAATAACCGTTTTTAACGTAGCGATTGAAGTCATTCTTTGGCATTCGAATGACGTGCGTGTATCGCGGTGATGTGTATAGATCTTTGCTTTCTGGTGCGACCACAAAGTCTTCTGCCTTTACGAACTGGCTGCACTGCCGATCCATGTTGGCATCCCACCAAACCTTTTTGAAGGTATGGCCGATCAGGGGGAGGTGAAACAGCATTTGATCCAGATCAGGGAAATACTCAGGCATTTCCTGTGTGATCTGATAATTCATAAAGTCACGCACTCTGCGAGCTTGCTCTTCCATTTGCTCATCTGGATCGCCAATGATAATTGACTTAACTGGACCGCCTGATGGGTACAGCTCCGCAATGGCGCGAGCATTAAACTGGGTTGCTGCTTCTGCGATCATTGGGTGGATTACGATAGACAGACCGCGAGTTGCGCGTTCATCTTCGCTTTCGTCAAGGCCACCGTCTGGATCTAGAGTTTTTAATCCTTGCTTGTATCTATGTTCCCATTCGGATCTGGCTTCTTTATCGTTTTCGAAAAAGCCAATAAGCTCCTGCGCCTTTCGGCCAAGCTCGCGTTCATCAATGGTTTCTGCAAGGTTTTGATCGAACTCTGCATTTTCGAGTTCATCCATCATGTCCAACTCTGGATCGCCAATAAGAACATCACCATCTGGAAGTGTCTCAACCATGAGATCGTCGGGTGGAGCGCCTTCGGCAAATGGGATAATGTTTTCTGGTTCAGCCATAGAGCGTCATCCTTCTTGTTTCTACAAAATCGTCATCATCTGGGTCTTCACTATGACCCACAAACCATCCTTTTCGCAACCGTAGCCAAGCCTGTGTGCATGTATCAACAACATCATCATTAGGATGTGCAGGGAACGCCGCGCATATATCAATTAAATCTTTAGCCCATTTTCGGTTGGAAGGGAAGAAAATCCTTCCATCTTCCAAAAGTGCGGAGCTGGCATGGGCGCGAGCTTCCTTATCACGATCTGGGCTGTAGGCCAAAACTGGTATGCCAGCCATGCGTAAGTCTTGCAGCAGCGATT